CACCCGTTCATGGCTGATCCCGTGATCCCTGCCGATGACACGATGAGATTCGTCCCAATTGCAACGATCAACCACTTCCAAATCACGCTGGCTCAATCCAGCCGCATCGGCAAGGAAATCAATTTCCTCCCGGTTTTCATACTGTACACAATCATCACGATGATCAGCAACCAAGGCCATCAATGATCGGTCTTTTTTTTCGTCATCGTAAGACAGATTCAATGACAAGACTTTATTTTTGTCTGCGACCAAAAAATTGCGCCACAGTTTCCGCAGCTTCCATTTGAGCCCGTTGAACGCATAGGTTGAAAATGCCCCCTTGCTGGGATCATATGTCACCGCGGCCCGGCACAATCCAAGCGACAATTCCGAATAAATTTCATCCGGGTCCATTGGCGGCATCCGGTTTTTATTCATAAACGAATAAAGCAACCGTATGTTGTCTCCAACCAGTTTGGATTGCTCGTCGGTCAACACAAAGCTTTTGAGAATCTTACCCGGCATTTCCATTGCCCTCCAGAATGTTGGCAACCATTGCCAATCGTTTCCCAATCCAAGCCATCACCGGAACGGCCATTGAATTCCCGAGCGCCTTGTATCTCGGGCCATCCGGGCAGTCTTTACCTTTTGTTGGTATGTTTGTCCAATCGTCTGGGAATCCTTGCAACCGCTCGCATTCCTTGGGAGTTAAACGGCGAACCTGTGTTGATTGCATTACCGTTGGCCCGCTGCTACTTGTGCTGCTTCCATGTGTGCTGATAGTTGCGGCAACATCACCAGTCAAATCCCCGTTGTATAAGTCAGTCCCAACAGCCATCACATTCGGGACATTTCCACCGCCAGTTCCCATCCTTGCCTTGAGTGTCGGGCAAGTTTGATGATCGCCTTGCCTGTCTTCCTTGCCTGAGCCCGGAACCACAGTTGCCACGGCCATCACCTGATTTTTAACCAATGTAGGGCTTATTTCTTCTTTGCTGTTCCCCGGGTCAAGAGCGCTTTGCCAAGGAAACGCCAAAACCCGCGGAACCGTGTCACCGCCACCCATTCCCGAGGTGATCGTCGGGCTGATTGGTCTAGGGTTGGCTGTTCCAGTTCTGCGGACCTCGGCTGGCTGGAATGCTTCAACAAACAATCCCATGCCACCTGAAACCGATTGATTGTCTTGCCCTTGATTCTTGGCAAATCGTGCGTCAAGGCATGGGGCTATTCTTTGCGGCCATTGCTTGGATTCTTCAACAATTGCGGTTTCAGTTTCCATGTCAAAACAGCCTTGCCCCATTCTTGACAAAAGCGTTTGGGCTACGCATTCTTCGTGATTGTTGCGACTTGATCCAAAGCGCGCCGCAATCGTTCCGGCAATTCTTTCCCCCGTTTTTCCGCCCGGCGCAAAATCCCCCGGGCGGCTTTGGCGCTCAAAAAGAACCGCGGCGGCAGGGCGCCAGTCTCCAAGATATCCGACAGCAAAGATTCTTTTCCGTCGTTGGGGAACTCCAAAGTGCTGAGCGTCCAGCATTCGCCAGCACACGCCATACCCGAGTTTGACCAGTTCCCCGACAAAGGCAGCGAAATCCCGTCCTTTGTTTGAGGACAGAACTCCGGGGACATTTTCCCATACAAGCCACCGTGGGCGATACTTGGCAAGGATTCCTGCATATGCAAAGGCAAGTTGACCACGCGGGTCATCCATTCCACCTCGCTTTCCGGCGACGCTGAATGACTGGCAGGGAGTTCCCCCCACGAGAAGGTCAACTGGCTCATCTGGCCATTCCTCAAATTTGGTCATGTCCCCCCTGTTGGGCACATCGGGAAACCGATGCTTGAGAACCCGGCAAGGGAATTTTTCAATCTCGCTGAACGCTGTTGGCTTCCATCCAAGCGGTTCCCATGCGACAGATGCCGCCTCAATCCCGCTGCAAACGCTTATGTATCTCATTGGGCTCCGTTCCCTATGCGTTGCAGCAACCCAGCCAGACGGGCTTGGATGTCCTCGTTTTTGCTGGTCGCCTTCAGCCGCCTCGTCTCAGCAGCGGCGCGAAGTTCCTTTTCGTGCCGTTCCATCTGCTCCCGATAGTTTTGGTTTCTGCGGGTGTATTCGTCAAGGCCAATTAACTTCCGCTCCCGCCCGGGCTGTTGTTTTTCCATGTGGGCATTCACGCCCGTTTCAATCCGCTGGCCGATGTGACACGAACAAGTCACGGCTTGCGTCTGATGCGTTCCCATGCCCGGATTCCATTTCCCGTCAACGATCTGCTCTAGATGGGGCAGCCCGCAAATCCAGCCAGCCCCCCGGCAATGTCCACAGGACGGCCAAGGCAACGCCTGACGGTCTAGCCGTTCCTTTTCCCGGGCTTGGTGATCGGCAAGTCGCAATTCATCCCGGATGGCTTGCAAATGCTCCGTTCCCCAATTCGGGATTTTTTCCCTACGGGCAGTAGCCAAAACAGCGGCAATCAACTCCCGGTTGGATCGGCCCTCAGCCCGGAACACCTCATTCCACAGGGCATATGTCTGCGCCCAGTTTTCCCCAGAACATCCGAACAGCCGGGCATGAATGTCCCACCAGTTACCTTCCATTGCCTTCCCCCCTCATCCGATTGATCTCCAGCAATCGTTGCTGGTTCTCGGCTTTCTGCTCAGCCTTGATCCGGTCAAATATCCCCAGCGTTGGCAATTGCCCATCCGGGCTCGGTGGCCCAAGGATATCCGTCAGGGCATCCGAAGCAAACCCCTTCCGGGTTGGCGCGTTGGGCTTTTTCTTTGGCTCAAATATCCCTTGCCAGCCATTAGCTATGGACATTCTGATTTGTTCAACAGAAGCATCGGCCCCCCATCCAATCATCTCATTTAGTTTGGCCTCGATAGTTTTAGGTTTCGGTTTAGGCAGCTTGCGCTCTTTCCGATATTCAAACCAATCTATCCATGCGGAACGGAATGCGGGGGTGTCCAATTCTTTTGGAAGCTGGGATATAGCCGGGTCATGTTCTGACACTTCCCCCTTTGGGGGGGTAAGGGGGGGATATTGAATAGGATTGACTTGACCAGAATAGACTAGACTAGATGGGTCCAAGCATAATGGTTCATCCTTGGGTTGATCCTTGGGTTGTACCCTAGGTACTACCTTGGGTTCCACCTTGGGTACTACCTTGGGTTCAACCTCATCAGATTCAACCCGGGCAAAGGATTTAGACTTTTTGGCAAGCCCGCCGCGGATGTAATTAGGGCAATGATCAGCCCAATCATGTACCACCAGACGATTTTTGGGGCATTGATCCAACCATCCGCATTCAATCAATGTTGTTATCAATGAATCAGCGTCATCCTGCCAATCTATACCGGCAGCAATATCCTCATTGCTTAATTTGCCGATAGCGCCATCTGGCGCATTGGTGCAAGTTAATAGCCAAAGCGATTCCAATATGCCAACCGTTTGCCACAGGGTCAGCTTGAATCGGCGCTTCAGACGCAAGAATTTATGATGCTGGGGCGTGTTGCTTTTCAATGTACCCTCCTTGGATTCGGAGGGTTCGCAACTGTACACTATGTATGTACACGCTGGGCCTCCTGCTTAGGTTCATGCGTCAGGGGCCGGGGGAGCCTGACTTCTCTCCCGGTCCCGCTCATTATACATTCATTCTGATCATCAATCCAACTTCCAAATCAAACATGGGGATCAATTCCCCGTATGGCAAAACAAGGCAATCCTCAGAACATTTCCAGCCGTTTTCCTGAATCTCACCGCGGGCAACTGACTTGGCCCGTTGCAGATATTTCCCCTTGGGCATCCAACCGCATAGGGTGATCCATTTCGGAGTTTCCCCAACAAATTCAACGGATGTAAAAATATACCCTTGGCATTGCTGCCCGGCTGATAGTTGCGTGATTGCTGACAAATAATCCGGTTCTGGCTTAACAGTCCGGCGCTTTGTTTTCACATCAAACAGGAACCCGCCAACCGTTAGATCATGCTGATATGTGTTCTGCCGCTGACATCCCAGATAGTTCAGATACCGGGCCGCGGCCAACTCCCCCAAAAATCCGGCAACATTCCCGGCACCGCCCGTGATTGAATTGTTCAGGGTTCCCATTTCTCGGGCCAGCTTCTGGGCCAATTCCCATTCATCCTGAATGGCTGGGAGGTGGATCATCATGATTTGATCCCATTGAATATCCGGCGAATGCAATAGCTTCTGGCAATGGAAATAAACGAAAAACATAAGCCGCATAAAAGGTTCTGACGGGTATCGGCCACAATCCCAAGCAATGGAAAAACAACCATTTGCCCGGCAACCGCAACCAAATACCCGACCAGAACATTGGCAACTGATTCAAACAAAGAACCGCGCCTAGATTGCGTCATCAAACAAGCTCTTGGATGAGACACAGGCTGAATCCAGATTGGCACAAGCCTGACGGAAATAAGATTCTTTTAATTCAGTACCAACAAACTTTCTGCCCATTTGCAATGACACATAACCTTCCGAGCCTATGCCAGCAAAAGGTGAAAGCACAACATTACCCGGATTGCTGTACATCCTGACAGCGCGACGAATGACTTCAAGCTGCAACGGGCAGATATGGCGCTCGTCATCGTCTTCCCTTGCGCTTGTTCGCTGCAAGGTATCTGACGGGTTGATATCCATCCAAACCGGGCTTGCGATTTTCTGCCATTCTCCGACAGGGAAATCCTTTGCGTCGTGACTGACCGGATCAGTATTGATGCCGGGCTTGCGACAGACCACCAGATAATCCGGGATTCCTTGACGGCTCATGCACGAATCTTTCTTGAGTTGCTTCCACAACAGCCCAAGAGCCTTCGTGCGTTGCATTGCCGTTACAGGGTCTTTCCAGATGCAAACCTCGCTATGATAAATCCATCCCTCCTCAACATGGATGCGAATCAACTCACCGCGGAAATCACGCAACCCTATCTCACCGTGATGGGCCTTGCTGCTAGGCAGCAACATACAATGGAACGCCGTTAAACGCCCGGGCTTGGTTACCCGAAACATATGACGAACTAGAAAACGATAATGCTCCAAAAACTCATCATCGTCACGCGTGTTGCCCATGTCTCGAGGTGACGCGCTGTAGGTGTACAAGCTGGAAAATGGCGGGCTGTAAATGCTGAAATCAATTGAATCATCCGGGAAGCCAGCGATTGATTCAACACAATCTCCAAGCATCATTGTCCAATTCTTGCCCTTTTCCTTTTGCTGTTTGTATTCCACTTGCAGCTTTCTCCCCTTTTTGAGTTCGTCCACCACGAATACGGATGTGGCTGAAATCATCTGACTTGCCATTTCTCGGGCTTGCTTGTCCTTTCGTTCAATATTTGCCACCACATTACCTTCAATATCGGCAGCCACAAACCAGACATCCACGGGCTTTTTCTGGCCAAACCTCCAGCATCGACGAATAGCCTGATAAACCTGCTCCCATGAATCATTCAGGCCAACAAAGATCATCTTGCTGCAATGCTGCCAGTTCAGACCAAATCCGCACATGGATGGCTTGCTAATGAGTATGCGTATTTTCCCGGCAGCAAAATCACGCAGAATGCGTTCTTTGACTTCTTCGGTTTGCCCGCCATGCAATTCAACAGAATCAGGAATCGCCTTGGCTAATTCAGATGATTCTGAATTAAGATGACACCAGACAACCCAAAACTCATCAGGGCTTTCAGCGATAATCTCAGCAGCTTTTGACACACGCTGGGGGATGGTGGTTCGCTTGGCTGATAGCCTCTCTTGCAAGGTCTGGGCCTCAACAACGAACATCTCACCCGGAATGATGCTTCCTGACTCAATAACGGCAAGATTTTGCCGAAGTTCTGGCAAGATATGCTTTGATCCATCAAACCCCAAATCAGATGGGCTCTGAAGCAAACAGGCCCACGAACAAACCCATTTCCAGAATGGGTCGCCCGCATGGCCTTTCAATCTCCATTTCTGGGTTTCCCCGCCATCATGCACAAAATATGTGGCAAGCATTTCTGCCCGGGAGCATACCCCCAAGAATTCAGCATGACTGCCCAATTCCATCCAGTCATTTGGCGCGGGCGTGGCCGTTGAGGCCAGACGGTAATCTATACCCTCGGAAAATTCAATCAAAGCCTGTTTGGTTGCCCCGTCCTGATGCTTGATAATGCTGGATTCATCCAACACAATCCCGCCCCATTCCGGCCCAGACATCAAATGCATTTTGGAATAGTTGGTCACAAATATGATTGGCTGGCTGAAATCATCCCCGATCTCAGCTTTCTTGACCTTGATTCCAAACTTTGCAGCCTCATCAACAATCTGATCCGTGACAGCAAGCGGGGCAAAAATCAGGACCGGCAGCTTAGTCCAATTCACGACATTCTGAGCCCAGATCAACTCCATTATGGTTTTGCCAAGGCCAGTTCCGGCAAAGACGCACGCCCGGCCTTTTCGCAAAGCCCAACGCACAATCGCACGCTGATAATCAAAGGCGTGATTGCTGGTGAATGTCTCAGGGATTTCCCGAAACTTTGCCAGCTTTTCCTTGCTAGCCAAAAACGACGCATAATCAGACATGACAATCCTCCTGTGGGCCGCTCATTCAGCCCATCACAAAATTACAATCCTACCGTGAAATGTCAATAGGTGTTAACTGTTTTGTTTCCTCCCGTTCCAGCCACAATCGCCGGATTTCCGCGGTGAGCAATGGAACCACCATTTGCCAATGGTTGAATCTACCTTGTTCAATCCGTTTCAACTGTTCCTCAGTCATTGTTTTTTCAGCCATCCTTTTTCCTCCATTTCTTGGACGATCTTCCACAACCGTTTATCGGTTAAAGTCACCTTGGATTCCGGGTGTTCCTTGTGATGCAGCGCAATCGCATTGGCCATCATAATGACGATTTCTTTCGTTGCGTCCATCAACGCAACCCCATCCCGCAGCAAGGATTCGCATTGATCCAATCGCGATTGAAGGGACAAATATTTAGTTCGGTAGTCTGTCATTCACTCCCCCCATTTGCCCGGCAGCGGGCCGATGAGTCGCCAGTAATCCACTTTCGTCAACAGCTCGTCTGTTCCGTAATCTTCAGCCCAGAAACCGTCCGCAAAACCGGCAACAAAAATTCGGCCAGAATAGGCGCAAAGATAGTCGCCATCTTTCTCTGGCTTCTCCTCCGGCCACTTGCGCCAGCGGAGCAGGTCACGCAACCGCTCAACCTCAGCTTTATCGTCACTCATCACTCCCCTCCCGGCAGCGGGCCGATTAACAATTTCACCGCCGCGGGAACGATCCGCGGTACGCCAGCCGGTGAACACAGAAAAGGCATTCTAAATTGCGAAAAGATGCCCTTGAATTTCATCCCATGTTGAAGGTGTCCGTCCTTGCATTCCCCCCGATTTCATTGCCCGGAATAGCACGGGGGCGGCCAACCCGGGTTCCAACTGATGGATCAGAACGGCATATCCTCATCCGGTTGGGAAACCGGAATGGCCTTGGATGCTGCCAGTTTTTTGGCCTCTTTCGGGTCAAGCAATTCTGACAGGTAGATATTGTGGTAGGTCTTTCCGTTCTTTGCGGAATTAGCCTTTTTGGCCACCTTGGCCCAGCGATTGGGCAAGTTGGCAATTGCGTTGTTCAACATATCGGTGAAATCCTTCCCGGTGAATCCAACCCGTTCCAGTTCCATGCCCAATCGATTCTTGGCAGCATCAGAACCCAACAGGTTGCCGTAGGTGACGGATTTCCCGGCGCATGATGGCCCGGAGTGAATTTGCATCACCCAATCCCAGCACCAGCAATTGAGGGAATCAACCTTCCGCGGGCGTGCGGATTTGATCTGAACGATGTATTCGCCATCAGCCAAATCCTCAGCCTTGAGGGGCAGCGTGTCAGAATTGTCGTATTGGTGGGATTCCATTTCGCTCAAAAAATCTTGAATCTCGCTCATCGTGACCTCATTGAATAGGTAACAGAACAGTCTGAATGGGTATAGGATACTGCCAACTCGGTGTGGCAATGCTGGCAACCCATCGTGAAAACCAGCGCAAGAAAAAACAGAGAGAAAATTACCCGGGCCATTTCCCATCCTCGTCTGTCGCCAGCCATTTGGTGATCGGGATAAAGATCACCACAACGGCCAGCACAAACAAGATATCGGTCATGGCCCGGGGCTCCGATAAGCTATTCGCCTTCCTCAGCGTCCATGTCGCGGGCATAGGTGGCGACATAATCAATCAGGTTTGCCAACTGTGCCAAATTGCAATCCTTGAGGCTTGTGACACCGAATTGCCGGGAAAAGTATTCCTTGTGATCAGCGGGCAACTTTTCCTTGCAGGAATTGTAAAGCTCAGTAAATTCCTTCAAGGCTTTACCGCGCTCGCGGGCAGATTCTTTCATGCCCTCGGCCTTGACCTCCAACACCTGTTGGATGGGAGCAGAAGCCGCAGGGTCAACCACGCTGGCCCCGGGCATGGTGTCCATCTCCGTTTCGTCCAGAGTGGACAGCCCGCACAGGGAAAGAGTTGCCCGGCGTTTGGCTTTGGTCAGGCATTTCATGTAAGCATTTGCCCGGGCATCCCCCTGCAAACCCTTAACGGTGACTGCGCCAACATCCGTATCGGTTCGCCCGTGACGGTCGCGCAAAGTAACGGTCGCAAACAATACGCCATCCGATTCCTTGATTTCATGCGACACCAGCGAAACCCCGTGGATAGCGCGGAGTTGATCGGTTGCGTTCCGGGTGGCATACAAGATCAACTTGCCCTGAAACGAAATGTATCCAAAAGGTTTGGTTTCCGGGTTTAGACCAACGGACGCACAAACCCGCTGGTAGTATTGGTATCGCTCCAATTCAGTCAGCTTGGACAGGTCGCCTTGGATGAGTGCCAAGTTTGCCTTGCCCGCGGCGGTTTCATGGGTGGATTCAATTGCGCTCATGTTACTTACCTTTCTTTTCCTTGATGACTGGCAATCCGTTTGCCAGTTTTTTTAGTTTACGCCTGATTGAAATAATGTCAACAATGGTTGACGATTTAGCCCAGCGTCCGCGCTCGCATGGCTGGGGCAATTTGCCGGACTTCACCATCTGGCTGATGCGTTGACGGGATACCCCTAGCGATTTGCACAAATCGCGGGTAGTTAGATATTCTGCCATTTCGGATAGTCCTCCTGAAAATCATTGGTGGCTTGCGCCAGTTCAAGAAATGCCTCGTATTCAGACTCAAGATCGGAATAGTACCAATCGTCCATTATCCCACCAGCCTTTCAGACAAGACGGCCAAAGCGCTGATGGCCCCCCGGGCTTTCCAGAAATCCTTGATGTTCTCAAGGTCAGATTCCCCGGTGATCCGGTTGCTAGCCTCGACCATGTCATCCATGTACCGTTTCTGAAGGTCAGACAATTCTTGCATAACCGCGGACAAGTCTTTTTTCATAGTCAAACTCCTGTGGGAATCGTCATTGCGTCCCGTACCCCTGAAGGGGTTTCGGCCCAGCGCCCCGGGCCATCATCAGCGGGTTAGACAGCCGTGGCAAACATTCCAGTTGGCTTGTAGTAGGCAGCCCCAAGATCACTATTCCATCCGGTCTTCACATATGTTTGGCCTTGGAAGCTGACCACTTGAGGCAAGGCAAGATACGCGTCACAGTCAATGACTGCTGTTTCCAGCCAAGTGTGAGCGCCGTAAGTGACAGGGGTAACATTGATGGCATTGATTGCGGTGGCGGTCATTTGAGGACTCCTTTGGGTTGGGCTCATTCCCAACACCTTCAATATTGCATTCATCGGATTTATTGTCAACACCTGTTTACAAAATAATCTAAAAAATTCCCGGGGGTTTATTCCCGGGAATCTTTGGCGGGTTGATGGTTGGGCTATTTGATCCGCAAAACTTGACCGCGGGGGAGCAACCGGGCAAAAGGCAATTCCTCGCCCTGCTCCAGTTTTTCACGGATCAAATCCTTGTTCAGTTCCTCAATCAATCGGGTGGTTTTAAATTCTTCCGGGGTTTCAGCCTCAATCACTTGCAGGGGCTGTTTGCCCCCCGCGGCCTGTAGCCAAACCTTGTATCGGGTCGTTTCCACCCGGGTCTGCCCTGTGGTGGTCATAATGTCCTTAAGCCTCAACCGCATGGAATCAGCCCGGCGGGAATCCATGTCAGAAAGCTGGCGCAACCGTTCTGATTCCTCTTTACGGGCTTTTGCCCGGGCCTCAATCTGGCCAATCACGCTGGCCCACCCCTCGATCTTGGCTGCAAAATCGCCCTCAGTCTGTTCCAGCCATTGCAGAACTTCCGGGGGGATTTCGCCGTCTGCGGCATCGTCCAGAAGGGCTTGAATTCGCATCAATTCCGCAGAAAGGTCAAACAGACTAGCCATTGGTGGAACCCTCCAAAATGTGGGAATATTGATCAGCCTCGGGGTAATCTCCATTGTCTGGCCAAACTCCAAAAGAATCCTCGTACATCCATTGGGACAGATGACGCAATAGGGTCGGATTTTGCCGGGCAAATTCCAACCGCGTTTCATTGCCCGGGTCTTCCAGCATCTGCAACGAAATAT